CTTCTCGCCGGCGAACGAGGGCACAACCCTCGCGGACGATGCGACGGGCGGCACGAACACCTGGGCGCGAAAGGTGTCGGTGGGCTGCCGCGGCAGCATGAGCCAGCCGGACGTCTCGATCTGGACCGCGCCCTGCGAGCGCACGAAGGCTGGGCTGACGGTCACGCTCACGCCGAACTACGGCCTCTATGGCTATCTCATCATCGGCGAAATCACAGGCGCGGACCCGACCGCCACCGACACGCCAGCCGGCTACGACAACAGCACGACGCCCGGCGTGGACTTCGCCGCCACGACCGATGCGGAGACGCTCCTGATCGGGGTCTCCCAGTCGGATGACACGGGCGCGGAGGCGTACAGCCTGCCCGGCGCTCCGTGGTCGGACGTGAGCACCGGCGCGAACGGCGGCGCGTTCTACAGCATAGTGAGCAGCCAGCGCACCTCGACGGGGAGCGACGACCTAGCCTGGGGCGCGTGGGCGGCCGCGAACCAGTGGTGCGCGTGCGGGGTCGTCTTTAAGGCTTCCGGTGGCGCCCCGCCTGCGGCCCCGCCCCCGAGGGCGTCGGGGATGCTGATGGGGTACTGGTGATGCTGCTCCTGCTGCTGCGGCCTCGCCGGGCTCGTCCGCTGCCGGCCGTCGTCTCCGGCCTCGACATCCTGGTCAACGGGATCTCGCGGAAGTGGGATACCGACGCGCCGATCCAGTGGAGCGGGCAGACGGTCGGCCAGGGCCAGTTGACGATCGGCTTCACCGTGCGCCACCCCGGCTGGAAACCGGAGGACGGGCAGGAAGTCCTTATCCTGCGCTCGGCGCCCGAGGCCCTCCTCACCGCCGACGCCGACGACCTGCTCACCGCCGACGCCGAGCCGATCCTGACGGGTCCCGAGCGGCTGTTCGGTGGCATCCTCCAGGAGCCCGAAGAGCAGGCGACGCCGGGGCTCGATTACCTCCGCTACGCCTGCTCGGCCGCCGACTATTCCGCGATTCCGCGCCGCCGCCTGATCGCGGCCGTTTACGAGCAGACGCCGCTCGACGTCCTCATCCTCGACATCGTCACGCGCTTTCTCGACGGCGAGGGCATCAGCACGGACGGCGTCGAGCCGGGCGGGCCGGTCGTCGAGAAGGCGGTCTTCAACTACATCCCCGTGTCCGACGCCCTCGACCAGCTCACCGAGCTGACTGGCCGCGCGTGGTGGATCGACCCGTACCGCGTGCTCAACGTCCGCTCGCGCGACACGCTCCGGGCGCCGATCGTCCTCAACAACCTGACGCTCGAGAACGGCACCGTGGCGGTGCGGCCCGATCGGAGCCAGTACCGCAACCGGCAGTTGCTGCGCGCCGGCACCGACCTGACGGACCCCCGGGCCGAGGTGGTCGTGGGCGACGGGGCGCGGCGTGTGTTTGCGACCGCCTTCCCGCTCGGCGCCGTGCCGACGGTCGAAGAAAGCCGCGCGGGTGGCGCGTGGACCGCGAAGGCCGTCGGCATCCTCGGCGTGGAGACGGGGAAGGACTGGTATTGGAACGCGGGCCAGGCGCAGGTGAGCCAGGACGACGCGGGCACGGTGCTCGCGGCGCCGGCCGATCGGACCGACCCCGCGACCGGCGACCGGCTGCGCGTCACCTACCGCGGCGTCTTTCCCGTGCTCGTGCGCTACGAGGACCCGGTCGAGATTGCCGCGCGCGCCGCGGTCGAGGGCGGCTCGGGGATCTACGAGACGGTCGAGTCGCGGCCGGCGATCGACTCGGCCCAGATGGCGATCGACACGGCGCGGGCGCTGGTCGAGCGGTACGGGCGCATCGGCCAGGTGGTCACCGGCCGGACGCCGTACCCCGGCTTCGCGGCGGGCCAGATCGCCCGCGTGCAGCTGCCGCAGCACGGCCTCGACGCCGACCTGCTCATCGAGTCGGTCGAGGCCGAGGTGCCCGAGGGGCTCGATGAGGTCTGGTACGCCCTCACGCTCATCTCGGGCGACGTCTACGGCGGCTGGCAGGCCTACTACCGCGCGCTGCAGCGGGCCGGGCAGCCCTACATCATCGCGCGCGAGGGCGAGATCCTCGTGCTCGTGCGGACGGCGGCGGCCGGCGCGGCGTGCGGAGCGGCGGTGGCGGTGTCCTACGCGGTGCCCTCCAGCGTAATCGGCGTCATGGTGATCGGGGACGGCGAGATCGGAGCGGCGGCATGAGACACGACCAGGCGCCCGTCGCGGCCTCGGTGAACGTCCACGTCGAGGTGATCGACCTCGCGAGCGGCCGGTGCGTGCAGGAGTCCTGGCACCACAACCGCGTGGTCGACGCGGGGCTCAACGCGCTGCGCGACGTGCTCTTCGGGGACGCGGGGATTCAGGTGACCCACGGGGCGGTCGGCGCGAGCAACACCCCGGCGGCGGCCGGGGACACAGGCCTTGAGGCCGAGGTCTTCCGCGACGTGGTGGCGCAGCGGGCGAAGGGCGACAAGGCCCTACAGGTGCGCTTCGTGCTCGGGAGCCAGCACGCCAACGGCGTCACCCTGCGCGAGGCCGGGCTCTTCCTCGCGGACGGCAGGCTCTACGCGCGCGTGCTGCCGGCAGCGGTCACCAAGACGGCGCTGCAGTCGGTGCTCTACACCTGGACGCTTAGCTTTGAGGCCGTGACGACATGAGCGAGACGAGGCGCGATGTGCCGTGGGCATCGGGCGTGGTCGTGCGGGTGGGCCCCGTGTCGCGCCGTCCGCCCGAGACCGCGCGGGAGCGCACCGACCGGAAGCGCGGCCAGATCGCGCAGGCACTCGCCGCGCTCGAGGGGCAGGCGGCGTCGGCCCGGGCCCGGAGTGACGAGCGGGCGGCCGAGGCGCTCTCCGGAGCGATCGCGTTTCAGCGCACGCGGCTCGAGTGGCTGCAGGAGTTCGAGCGAGCCACGGCCACCGACCGGCTGGCGGTAATCCGGCAGGCGGAAGCGGGCTTGAGCCCGGCGGTCCTGACGGCGCTGCGGGCGGGCCAGCACGAGGCGCTCCGGGGGCAGATGAGTGACGAGGCGCTCGCGCGCTACGCGCTGTGGTCGTACCTGGTGAGGGGCTGACATGGCTGGACGCTACATCCCGCTTGGACTGGTCTTCGGGGATGTGCTGACCGAAGGGCGGGCGGCGCACCTTGAGACGCAGTACCAGCACGCGAAGGGGCGCGAGCTGGCTCTCGGCGGCCTCCCGGACGTCGGGGAATCGAGCACGGACTACATCGCCGTGCCGGGCGCGATCGTCGTCCTGCTCGGCCAGGACACCGACGCGGCGCTCCACGTCATGGGGTTCGTGTCGGGCGGGACGGGCGCCTTTCGCCTCTATGACCTGACGGCCGATGCGCCGGTGGCGGGCTCGGAGGAGACCTTCACGGACACGACGCCGACCCTTCGGGTGGGCGACGTCCTAGCCCTGCTCGCCGACCACGCCTACGTGCTGCAGGTCAAGGCCTCGGTGGGCACGGAGCACGCGGTGGTGTACGGCGGCAAGCTGATAACGGAGTAGACGATGCATACGCGAGTGACGCGCGGGCTTCTGGTGGCGGGCCTTCTCCTGGCTGCGGCAGTGGCCGTCGTCGTCGCGCAGACCCAGGTCATCTACTGGAACGGGATCCCGATGCGCCTGCCCGCGACGGCCGGCGCCGTCGGCGAGTTTCTCGGGGTGGCCGACACGACAGGCGATGCCGTCACGCTCGAGTGGTCCACTCCGCAGACGCCGGAGGGGCTGTGGTCCGGGTCGGCCGTCTGGTCGACAACGGCGTGCCCTGCGGGCTGGACGGAGCTGGCCGCGGCGGCGAATCGGGTGATCCGCGTCTCGACGACCGCCGGGCAGACGGGGGGCTCGGACACCCACACCCACGACGTGACGGGGGTGACGGGCAGCACGAGCGTCTCAATGAGCGGGAGCACGGCGAGCGCGGACGCGAACCACACGCACGGCTACAGCGGGACGACGTCCTCGGCGAGCGGGTCCGGGGTCCCGATCGACGCCATGCCCGGCGACTACCATGCCGCGGTGATCGGCCACGACCACACGTACTCGGGCACGACGACCGGGGCGTCGAGCACCGCCCACACGCACGGGGCGGGCACGCTGGCGGGTGGCTCGCACGGCCACAGCGACGGCAGTCTAGCAACGGCGAGCGCGTCGACCGTCCAGGCGTATTACACCTTGCGCCTGTGCGTGAAGGACTGAGGGACCACGATGGCGACCATCAAGAACTCCGCCGCCGACCTCGCAGGCAAGACGCTCCTCAAGGCCG